TCGTGGCTCTTGGCGGGGTTTATGTTAAAATCCGCTCTGACGCCATTAACGAAGTCAAAGCGCAGGCGACATCAGATGCTCTCAAACGCACTCAAGACGCGATTGCTGCTGGCGACGCTGCCGCTGTCTCTCCTGACCGGCTGCTCGAAAACGACGGCCATCGGCGGGACTGACAGCGCCTGTGCTGTTTGGCGCGACATCTCGTGGTCATCTAAGGATACGCCGCAGACGATCACCGAAGTGAAGATTAACAATGCCCGCCGCGAGGGCTTCTGCGAAGGTAAGAAGTAATGCCTCTTGCGCCAGTCAACATTCCGCCGGGGATCGTCAAAGCAGCCACGCCGTTGCAGGTGAAGGGTCGCTACTGGGACGGCAACCTGATCCGCTGGCGTGCTGGCAAATTACTGCCGGTTGGCGGCTGGCAGCGCATCACATCGTCACCACTTAGCAGCACGATCCGTATGTTGTTTCCGTGGGCTGGTGCGGACAATGCAACGTATTGCGCTGTCGGTTGTGAAAGCAAATTGTTCGTTCTAAATGGATCGGTCTACACAGATATTACGCCTCCAAACTTTTCTGGAGCGGACGTTGGTATATTTGGTGCGTTTGGAACAGGAAACTATGGCGCAACTTATTATGGGCTAGATACGGACCCAACACATCCAAGATTACCGACGCAGAGTTTCCTGCCGACTTTCTCTTGGACAATCGACAACTGGGGCGGCGACATCCTAGCTGTTGCATCTTCAGACGGTCGCCTATTGCACTGGAACCATGAAGAACAATATGCAGAACCTGTTGGCTATGCGACGGTCGTGAACATCGTTCGCACATCCAACGTGGCGACCGTGACGACTGTGAACCATCATGGCTTTGTGACTGGCAATCAGATTGTGATCGCTGGCAACAGCGTCGGAAGTTTCAACGGTACACACACGATCACTAGCACGCCATCTTTGACGACATTTACGTTTGCAAGTGCTGGCACCAATGCGACTGGAACAGGCGGAACTGCAACATCAATCGCCGCAGACCTTCCTCCCATTGATAATCGTGGTGTCATTGTTACGCCTGAGAGGCACGCTGTTTTAATTGGTGCTGGTGGGAATACGCGCCGAGTGGCTTGGTCGTCGCGCGAAGACTATTCAGACTGGAACTATGCAGACCCGACAAACACGGCTGGCTATCTTGATCTGGATACGCAGAACAAGATCACCATGTGCGCCCCTGTGCGCGAAGGTACGCTGATCTGGACGGAGGACGAGGCGTGGTTGATGCGCTACATCGGTCTGCCGTACATCTATCAGATCGAGCGGATTGGTTTTGGCTGCGGCCTGATCGCTCCGCGCGCCTTTGCTACCTTTGCTGGCCGCTGCGTCTGGATGGGCCGTGAGAGTTTCTTCCTGTACGACGGCGGAACGGTTCGTCCGCTTCCCTGCGAAGTTGGCTCATATGTTTTCGATGACGTTGATCCGCAGGTCGGATCGCTGTGGACGCATGGCTCTGAAAACAACATCTTCCCAGAGGCGTGGTTCTGGTATCCGTCGCAGGGTTCGACGGTTCCCAATAGAGCCGTGTATTACAACTATGCTGAGGGTTGGTGGGGCATCACCGACACCATGACGCGTACTGCTGCATGTGGTTCTGGTGTGTTTCGTTTCCCATTAGCTTCTGACCAAGTTAACGACATTTTCCAGCAGGAGAACGGCTGGACTGCGGCAGGCACGCCGATTACGACTGGCCGCTTCGCTGAGACTGGATCAATCAACATCCAGAACGGAAATTCCATTTCCCATATTCGCCAAGCCATCACAGACAGCGGATATGGCTATGACAGCACGCAGTTGACCTTTTTCTCATCTTTCACGCCAGAGGCTCCAGAAACAACGAGTGGTCCGTACAACCCACGCGCATCTGGCTACACGGATATGCGCGTCACTGGTCGCGACTTCCGCGTGAAGATCGCTGCGACCGAGGATGGCGAGTGGTCAATTGGTGAGATGCGGTTAGAGATGATCGGAGGCGGCGGCAGATGATTATTAATCTTCCTACTCCTCCAGCCGGTTACGATAGAGAGTATTTTCGGTTTTCCTTCTCACTGTTGGAGAGGGTACTGGGGCAAAGCATCGGCAGGTTGGAAGCCGTCGATGGCGTTCTTCTTCAGGCTCCTGATGGCGGGGTTTGGAAGGTGACGGTTGATAACGCTGGAAACCTTGTGACGACATCAGTGGCCTTGGGTCAGCAGGGAGCACCGCCGTATTGATCGACCGGGAACATATGATTGCTCGGCTGGAGGCCGCGCTGGAACACGGCGGCGGCACGTATGCTTTGCATGACATTGTGGCCGGGTTAGAAGAGGGCAGGTTCCAGCTATTTTGGAACGACGGTGGTCTGGCGGTCACTGAGATCATCCAGTGCCCGCAAAAGAGATATTTGAACATCTTCCTCGCTGCAGGTGAGATGGAAGCTGTGCTAAAGTTGCACAAGAAGGTTGAGAAGTTTGCACGCAAAAACGGGTGCAACTTCATGCAGGCGATGGCTCGAAAGGGCTGGGAAAAGTTCAACCCGGAGTTTGGGTGGCGATCCACCCACACCGTATATCAGAGGGCTTTGACATGAGCGGTGGCGGCGGAACACAGACGGTCGTAAACAAGACCGAAATCCCGCAGTGGGTGCAGGAAGCGGGGCAGCGCAATCTTGCTGCGGCTTACGATGTTTCCCGCAGCCTTCAGGGGCCGTATGAGGGGCAGCGGGTGGCGTCGATGACGCCCGGGCAGATCGGCACCATTGGAGCCATCGCCAACAATTACGCCCTCGCCCAGCCTGCCTACGCCTACGCGCAGCAGATGGCCGCGCAGGCTGGACAGTATCAGCCGACGCAGGTGCAGGCTGGTCAGCTGGCCTCGTCTGACCTGTCTCCGTATATGAACCCCTACACGCAGAACGTGCTGCAGACCTCGCTGGACACCCTCAACCAGCAGCGGCTGGCTGGTCTTAATCAGGCGTCTGACGCTGCCATCAAAGCCCGGGCGTTTGGCGGCTCGCGGCAGGCTATTCAGGAAGCCGTGGTCAACGCGGCTGCCCAGCAGCAGGCCGGTCAGCTGGCGGCTAACTTGATGGCCCAGAACTTTGCTCAGGCGCAGGCTGCGGCATCTGGCGACATCCAGCGTCAGATGGAGGCTGCCCGTCTCAATCAGGCGGCTGGTATCACCGGGGCGCAGCTGGGGCTCACGGGAGCCCAGACGCTTGGTGGCCTTGCTGGCGCGGGACAAGAAGCCTTCCTCACTGGCGCCACGGGCGCGCTGGCTGCCCAGTCCGCCATCCAACAGCAGCAACAGGCGGAACTCGACGCCGCGCGTCAGGCGTATCAGGAGCAGCAGCAGTTCCCGCTGACGCAGCTGCAGATACCGCTGCAGGCTCTTGGCGTTACCCCATACGGCCAGACGAACACGCAAACCGGTCCCGGGCCGTCTGGGTCTGGCTTGCTGACTGGTCTTGGCGCGGCTGCCTCGGCTGCCTCGATCCTCTCGACGCTTGCGTCCCTGTGATCGACACGGCGATCCAGTTTTCAGGCGGCAAGGATAGCCTTGCCTGCCTATACCTGTACCGTGAGCGGTGGGATACCACATATGTGGTATGGCTCGACACGGGAGCCGCGTATCCCGAGATGATCGAGTACATGGAGAAGTGGAAGCAGCGGTTGCCTCACTTCATCCATGTGAAGTCAGATCAGCCGAGCAACGTGCGTGAGCGTGGCTGGCCGGTTGATGTGCTTCCGGTCGAAAATACGCTGGTCGGTCGCATGATTACCGGCAACGACGGGCCGCTGATGCAGTCGTATCTGGACTGTTGCGCGGTCAACATCTGGGTTCCGTTGTACAATGCCTGCAAGAAGCTCGGCATCAAGTATTTGGTGAAGGGGCAGCGCGGCGACGACCGCCGCAAGTCGCTGGCTGTCGATGGTCAGGTTGTTGACGGCATCCAGTACGTCATGCCGATCCAAGGTTGGACCGAGGAGCAGGTGTTCCAGTACCTCAAGGATGTCGAGGCTGACATGCCACCCGGGTATGGCATGGGCGAAAAAACTGGCCGCGACTGCTGGAATTGCACGGCTTATCTGGATGACAATCGCAAACGGATATACAATCTGCCGGAAGATAAGCGCGCAGAAATGCTGCGGCGGCTGGCGATTATAGACGGTTCAATCGAGAAGCAGTGGATCAAGGTATGACCTACGAAGAACTCATGCGTCGTCAGCCTAGATCGGTCAGGAATAATAATCCCGGCAATCTTGAGGCATCTGCTTGGGCAAAAAAACAACCCGGCTATGTCGGGTCAGATGGTCGTTTCGCAATCTTTGAGACGCCTGACGCCGGGTATGCGGCGATGGAAAGTCTGCTTCAATCGTACAGCAACCGTGGTCTGAATACGGTCAACTCCATCATCAATAGATGGTCACCTCAATCTGATCCGACTAATCAGCCCGGTTCGACAAGCAACTATGTGCGATCAGTTGCAAAAGCTGTTGGTGTCAGTCCGACCGCTGAAATCGACATCAATGACCCAAACATAAGAAACCGACTTGTCCGAGCAATGGCGGAAGTTGAGGGTGGTGGAAAAATTCCACCTATGAGTGGACAGGGTGTGACACCGCAATCATCGCCAGTCGGTGTTCAGTCATCCTATGCGCCAATGGTATATAGTGGGACGCAACAATCACCTGCCGGTGTTCAACTTGCGTCTGCCGTCACTGATCCAATTAGCAGTTGGACCGGCTGGCTCGGTCAGCGCCTTGGCGGTGGACTTTTAGGAGATGGTGGGGCGAAGGTTCCTTTTGACGCCCAGCGTCCGTATTCACCCGCGTTCCAAGAACCGATGCAGCCGATGGGCGCACAGTTTGCCGGTCAGATGCCTGTTGGTGGCGTTGGACCGATGTCGGCTCCCGGGGCAGCATCAATGGCGTTGACATCAAGGCCATTGCCACAGCCGGACACTGGGTGGAGTATGGACAAGGGAACGGCGAAAGACATCGCTGGGCTTGCATCTGCTGGCGCTGCGCTTATGGCTGCTGGCGCACCAAGACAAACGTGGACACCGCAGGCTCCTGCGCCTGTAAACCGAGGCCGCTGGCGGGACGACCTGTTCGCTGGACTGTTGGGGTTATAAAATGGCGACCATTGAAGAAATCAATGCTCTGTACCAGAGCGTGTTCAACAGACCGGCAGACACGGCTGGCGCTCAATACTGGGCAAGCACTGGAGCAACCCCCGCTGAAATCCGACAGGCTCTTGCTTCATCTCCAGAGGCCACCGTCCGCAATACTTATCAGCAGGTCTTCAATCGGCCCGCCGACACTGCTGGCGTTGAATATTGGACGCCTATTCTTGCGTCTGGTCAGATTTCCCCTGAGAACCTTGCTTCTGCATTTAGGGCAACGACTGAAGGGCAAGGGCTTCTTGGTGGTGGCACAACGACCGGAGGAACTACGACCGGGGCGACCACTGGCGCAACGACTGGCGGGCTGCTTGGCGGCACGCAGGCTGCGGCCAACAAGGGGATGTCTTACGAAGACGCTGTTTCTAAAATTAAGAGTGCTTACAAGAACGTCTTTGACAGAGAAGCAGAACAGGCAGGCATCGACTACTGGGCTAAGTTCCTAGTCGATGGAACCCAGACATGGGATCAGGTCTACGCTAATATCCTTCGTTCTGCCGAAGCTCAAACCCCACAGTCTCAAAACGTGCAAGCAGGCATCCGTCAGGTTCCGTTTGGATCGCAGCCGGTCGGCGGCATCCTTTACCAGACAACGCAAATGCCTTCTGCTGCGTCCATCCCGTCGTTTCAGCAGTTCGCCAATCCTAATGCGGTAGCCAACGCCTTCCAACAGTCGCTGGCATATCAGGCCGCACTTCCGTCAATGATCCAGCCATTTAACCCGGCTGACATTCCAGCGACCTATCAGCAAATTGCGGCTCCTCGTCAGCGGCTTGATATTTCTAACGTGCAAATCCCTGATTGGCTGCGTATCGCTGCTGCCAAGGATGAAAAGCGTGCAGACGCTCAGACGGCAGCTTTAAGTGGCGGAACGACTGGGACAACCAGCGGCATCACCAGTACGACGCCGGGCGTCATCGGCACGACTGGTGGAGGAACTGTTGGTGGTGGAACAACTGGTGGGCGTACTGGGGCTGATCTGCAAGCCTTCAATCAAATCCTGAACCAGACCTATCAGACTGCACTTGGGCGTCCTGCGGAGGCTGCTGGTGCTAACTACTGGACTGGGATGTATACCAGTGGAACGCCTTTCCAGACGATTGTGAACGCAATCATGAACTCGCCTGAAGCGCAGGGCAGGGCAGCGGCGACGACTGCTGGCGGGTTACTCAGCAGCAATTGGGAATAAGAGGTCAACATGGCTGATGGCGATTTCCTTGGCGGACTGTTTGGCGGCATCAAGGATGCCGGGTCTGCACTCTATGGCCTTCTCGGTGGTCCGTCTGGCGCACCGGCTGCTGGTGGCACGACGCCGACCGACATCCTGCAGCAGTTGTCTCCCGAGGAGCAGCGCCGCCTGACTGCCTCGACACTCGGGCAACTTGGTGCGTCGCTGCTTGCTGCCGGTCAGAAGCAGATGCCAGCGCAGAGGGCGCAGGCTCTCGCGCAACTTGGCAACATTGGTCCAAACATTGACATGCAGCTTCAGCGCGCGGTTGCCGTACGCAACCAGCAGGAGCAGCTGCGTCGGCAGAACGAGTTGTTCCCGTTGCAGAGGCAGCAGTTGCAGGGGCAACTGACGCAGCAAGAACTTCAACAGCAGATTATGCGCCGCCAGATCGAACAGGCGCAACAGCAGGCTGAGTATCGCAAACAACTTATGGAGCAGTTTGGCGGTGCTGGACCTGCTCCGGCTGGCGCGCCAAGTGCTGGTGTTCCGGGTGCAGGTGCGCCGCAGACGACGACTGTTCCTTCGTCCGCAGCTGCTGACCAGAACATTCCCGCGCAGCCGATGCCTACCCCGGCTGCTCCGGCTGCCGCTGCTGCACAGCCTTCTGCGGCATCTGTGTTGTCATCGCTTCCCGGTGAATATCTTCGCAATCGGCTATCCGACCCGAATGTCACCATTGCCGATATTTACAAGGAGGCGCTGGCTGCCCAGCAGGGTGCTGAAAAGACGCAGTTCGAGCGTGCAGACAAACTGCGTGACGAGTTCAGCAAGGTTGCATTGCCGTTCAACGACCGACAGACCGCGTTTATGACCATGCGCGATCTTGCCCAGAACAGGGCCGGTGCTAGCGACATGGCTCTCGTTCTGTCGATCATGAAGGTGTATGACCCGACATCAACAGTGACCGGCGGTGAAGCCGCAACTGCACAGAACTCTGCTGGCGTGCCTGAATTTGTCAGAAGTTACTACAATAAGCTGACTGGAGGTGGAACTCTCAGTGATGGAGCCCGCGCCCAGCTGGTGCGTGCTGCCGAGACGCGGTTCGAGCAGGAGATGGACAAGTTCGAGAAGGACTTGGGCCGCTATTCCTCGCTGGCGACCCGGGCGAAGGTTGATCCAAAGGATGTTGTGGAGGACTTCCGAAATCCTGAATTGGCTGCCATCCGCACTCGGAAACGTGATCTTGAAACGGCATCTAAGACCATTGGTGCGTCAGACGTTCTTGGGCTTGATCTGGAGACCCTTAACCTCCTCAACCCGAACTTGATGAGCAAGGCAGCTAAGGATGCTTATGCTGCTCGTCTGAAGCAGCTACAGCCGGGTCTGATGCCACCTGTCGCTCCGACGAGCGAGGCTCCTGCTGGTGGCTATGGCCTCGGGCAGAACCCGCTTGGTGCAGCAATGCGCCGGTATCCACGCGGCCTGATGCGTGAAGATGAACTCCCTGCTCCCGGCTTCTGAGGTTTAACATGGCAGAAGAAAGCGCACTCGACATCCTGAAGAAGTATCGCGCGCCTGCCGCAGATGCTGGTGAGGCTCGCGATCAGGCTGCTATGGCTGCACAGATGCGGTCCAGAGCCGGTCTGCCTGAGCAGTCGTCTTTTATCAGTGATGTGCTAGGTCGTCAGTTCCTCGGCCAAGGCGTCCTGATGGGCTCGGGTGACGAGGCAGAAGCTGCTGCACGGTCGCTCGCCCGTGGCACTCGCTACGATGACGAACTGGCCTATGTGCGCCAGAAGAACGCCATCACCCGGGCAGAGCGTCCTATGTGGTCCACGGCTGCCGAGATCACTGGTGGCCTTGCTCCAGCCTTGGCTGCCACTGTCGCCACGGGTGGACTTGCTGGACCGGCAATCGCTGGCGCACGCACTGCCGGTTTGGCCGGTCAGATCGGTCGCATGGCTGGAACGGGTGCCGCTGTTGGCGGGGCGCAGGGTGGTGTTGAAGGCTTCCTGAAGGGCGAAGGCAGCGCGGCTGCACGGCTCGACAAGGCTGCCGAGGAGGCCGTGACCGGCATGGCTCTTGGTGGCGCTGTTGGCGCTGCTTTCCCGGCTGGCGCTGCTGCCTATCGCGCGGTGACGAGGCCACCCGAGCAGCTGGCGGCTGGCGTGTTGCAGCGGTCGTTGCAGCAGGAGGGCATGACGGTCGATGACCTGCTGCGGGCATACCAGCAGCGGCAGGCGACTGGCGTGAAGCCGGAAATCCCGTCCGAAGTCCTGCCGCCCGGTAGCGCGCTGGAGGCACAGGCTCGCCTTGTTGCCCAGACGCCCGGGGCGCAGAGGGCTGGCGTCGGGCAGCAGCTGCAAGAGCGTGCCGCAGGTCAAACGCAACGGCTGGAGGAGGAGTTTACCCGCGCCATCGGGCAGCAGAAGAACATCTTCGCTTCACTCGATGAGCTTGCTGCCACTCGTGCAGAGATCGCAAAGCCGCTTTATGCGAAGGTCGATCCGATGGTGGCGCGATCCGATGAATTGGATGCGCTCATCAAGAAGGTTCCGAACAGCGTGTTTTCTGAGCTTGAGACTGTTGCCGACATCCGTGGCATCACCCCGGCGACGATTATCAAGCGCAACGAGAAGAACGCGAAAGAGATCGCCCGCGACTACACGTTCGCCGAGGTGGACAGCATCCAGAAGGCGCTTGATGACGCGGCTTCTGCGGCATACCGGGCTGGCAAGGGAAACCTCGGCGGCGATCTGAAGTCTCTGCGTGATGCCATGCTGGCTGCTGCCGAGAAGCAAAATGCTGACTACAAGCAAGCCCGCGCCATCTGGTCTGACACCCGGGCTGCCGAGCGGCAGATGATGGAAGGCCAGAAGGTCTTCAAGACGCGTCCAGAGCTTATTGAGAAATCGGTTAAGGATATGTCGCCATCCGATAAGGATGCGTATCTGGTCGGCGTCTTCGATGCGTTCTCTGGCGTGCTGAATGGTCGCGTGACCGGCGAGGATGTGACGAGAGCGTTCCGCACTGGTCGCGCCAAGCAGCAGATGGAAGCTGCCATCAAGGCGGCGTGGAACGATCCCGCTGAGGCAAAGCGCGTCACAGACAACCTGTTTGCCAACATTGAGCGTGAGGCGCGGATGTCTGCGTCGAAAAACAAGCTGCTCGGTGGATCGCAGACAGCGCAGACGCTGATGCAGCAGGAGAGCAACCTTGCCGCCATGAGCCCATTGGCTGCCATGGCGCAGGAGATGGCTGCTGGTGGTCCGACTGTTGGCATGATTGGACGGGCTGCTCAAGGCATCGGGCAGGCCATCCAGAAGGGCCTCACGCCTGCACGGCAGGAGGCGGCGAACGAGCAGCTGCGGAAGGTTCTGTTCGCCCGCTCCGAGGCCGACCTGCGCCGCGAGTTGGAGGCGATGCAGGCCATGCTGGCTGCTCGGCAATACACGGCTCCCACTGGAGCCCGGGCGCTGGTTCCCGGGCTGCTTGGAGGCGCGCTGAACCAGTAACCTGTCAAACTTTTGACAGCGTTAACCATAGCAACATGCAGCCTGCGGAAATTATCCACAGGCTGCATTTTTTTGTTTGCATCTCCCGTCAGACCGTCTATGATTTTTTGCATGGACAGGCGCTGATTTGCCTGACCGGCAACGATGGAGACAACCATGATCCGCGAAGTCATCTATGAAATCCTGAACGCCTCTGCTGCTCTCAGCGTGCTGGCCTTCGTCCTGATCCTGTGTCTGGCGATGGCATGACCGACGCGCCGTTCGTCATCGCATTAACGCTGTTTTTATTTCTGCCTGCGATCATTCTTCTGGTCGCAGTCATCGCAGGGGTGAGAGATGCTCACAAGAAATCCGATAGAGATGAAAGAGGAACACAAGGGCTTCTGGGTTCTGACCTATTTCGGGGAGGAGGTCGGAGTGATCGAGAAGCTGACCCGAAATAAAGCGCAAAAGATCAGCCCGATCTGGCGTGTCTGTAATATCCACGGACAGATGGATTACTGCGGGTCACTTGCCACAGCGCGCAGCCGCCTGATGGAGATGCACTATTGAACGCGCACCAACTCGCCCAGCACTACAGGGACGTTCTCAGTCGCACGCGCAAACAGGCGCAAACGGCAGCAGTGGTAATACCACAGAAGCCGCAGAAAAAACTGCCTGAACCGTTTGTGCCGCTGCCTGATCCTCGCGTCGTCCCGCGTGAGGACATCAGAAAAATCACGCGCGACATCTTTATGAAGTGGTTCATCGAGACAAATCAGGACAAGCTGGTCACAGTTTGCCTGCCGTCAGAGGCGCGTCAGATTACGAACAAGGTTCTCAAGCGGCATAAGTTGACGATGGAGCAAGCGTTCTGCCGAAGCCGCGCGACATTCATCTGCGAGTGCCGACATGAGGTCTGGTTCGCCCTCGCAGCTAACGGATATGGATACGCACAAATTGGCCGAATGTTCGGTCGTGACCACACTAGCATCATGCACGGTGTGAAAAGTTGGAGGATGAGAAGTGGCCGAGAATATACAGACTACATTGGCAACCCGACAGCAATCGCACGGAGACTTCAGGCACGTCGCAACAACCTCGCAAAATCTGAAGCGCGTGTTGAACTCGACAAGTATCTGGAGCGACTTGGAGCCATGGCAGCAGGAGGCGATGGAGCAAATCTGCATGAAGCTGGCCCGCATCATGTCGGGGAACAGCTTTGACATCGACCACTGGCACGACATCGCTGGTTATGCGTCACTGGTCGTCCGTGAGATCGAGCGTCGAGAGGTCGAGTATCAACTGGAGCAGGGTATTCGAAAAGCAGCAGAAGAAGCCGCGCGTCAACAAGCAACGATGCAAGAGATGATAAGGGAGATGCCTGATGAGCCGAGGGAATAACCAGCTGGCGCAATACGTCGCCCGCATCGAAAAACTGGAGGATGAGAAGGACGACTTAAAGTTGTCTCTTGCTGACCTGTACACAGAGATCAAATCCGCCGGGTACGACACCAAGATCGTCCGCAAGATCATCTCATTGCGACGCAGGACGCCCCAGCAGCGGCAGGAAGAACAGGCGCTGATGGCGACATATATGGACGCCTTGGGCATGGACAGCCTGCCACTGTGGCAAGCGGCAGGAGGCAAGGATGGCGAACCTAACGACTGATGAGGCGCTGAACCACCTGCGGGATGGAATGTACACTGGCCGCGAGATTATCCAGTACGACTACAGGACAGTTCTCGAACTGTACAACGCATTCAAGGAGCTTGCGTGGCACCACAAACGCACGACTGCTGAGTTGAACATGTGCCGTGGCGATCGTGTGCATGACTACGAAGACAGGCAGAAGCAATTTGCTGCGTATCAGGATGCGTTGAGACAGTATGCCTGCGAATGTGAGAAGCAGTGCGACCCAGAAATGGTCAACGACGACTACTGCGGATGGAAGGCTAAACAGCTTTTAGGTTTTTGATGCCGTGGCAAACGCGCCCTGACCCCGGGACTGGAGCTGGGAGCCCTGCTTGCAGGGAACAGTGAACCTCCTGATGGAGCCACGGGGAGCAAGGTTTGGGTCAGCCTTGCTCCATTTTCTAGATGAGGATGAGGAACATGAAGGTCAAAGAATACCGGGAGCAGCTGGACAGCACTCTGAAGAACCTGAACCGGCAGGATATGTGGGACAAGGCTTTCCTTGTCGCCATGCAGGGGCTGCTATCTAACGCACCATCGACGCCTGTTCTCATGGCTGCATCAGCTGCCCAGTATGCCGATGCAATGGTCACAGAGTGGGAGAAGCGCAAATGAGCAAGCTGCCTGATGAACTGCGGAACTGGTCCGAGGGTGATGCCTATCTGGCTCCTCGAAAAACGAAACGGATGCTAGATGAGGCTGCCGACCGCATTGAGCAACTGGAGGCTGAACTTGGAACTGCGAAAGAAGGGCTTGAGTTTTTAGATGCGCTAATAAGGGCAGGTGTCGATAACTGGTCTGGGTACGACTATGCGCTTGATATTTTGGAAGGTGGAAGATGACTGACGATCTTGTAGCTCGCCTTCGCGGTTATCTGGAATGGCGAGAGGATTTGCCGAGTAAGGAAATCCCCTTGGTGATTGACCGCATTGAGCAACTGGAGTTGGCGCTGCGGAAGATAAACAATCGGCTTAACGACAAGGACAGTTGGCTCGCGCAGTCGATTGACGCCCGTAAAATAGCAGAAGCCGCTATGAAGGGGGACAACGGTGGACAAGATCGCCAATCTGATTGATGTGCCAGCATATATAGACGAGACTGGAAAAAAATATGGTCAACTGCATGTCATTCGCTACGTGTCATCGGCGCAGGAAGGTCGCAGGCGTAACGCAATGTTTGAGTGCATTTGCGACTGCGGCGAAATTATATTGGTCAGAGGTCAGAAGCTGAGAAACGGTGGCGTGACGATGTGTCAAGCCTGTTACGCTAAGAGCAAGGGGGCATAGATGGAAAGCTGTTTGAGTTGCA